CTCCAAACCTTAAAATTTGGCCTGTTCCTCAGAACAGTACGGACGTTATTTATTACGATGCACTTACTCGTATGGACGATGCGGACGTTTACACCAACACAATGGACCTACCTTTCAGGTTTTACCCGTGTTTGGCAGCAGGACTGGCCTATTACATTGCGTTGAAGCGGGCTCCGAATAGGGTTCAAATGCTTAAAGCTATGTATGAAGAAGAATTTGATAGGGCCGCAACCGAGGATCGTGATAGGTCTTCATTTAACGTTGTCCCTAGATATGAATACTATAGGACGGGCTGATGGCAAAGTACGCATCGGGTAAAAACGCATACGCTATTTCAGACCGCTCTGGTTTCAGATACCCCTACAAGGTAATGAAAAAAGAGTGGAACGGATTGCTTGTGGGTCCAGATGAGTACGAACCAAAGCAGCCACAACTTGGTCCTTTTAGAACTGTATCTGATCCGCAGGCCTTACAAGGCGCTAGACCAGACTCTCCTAACCCTACCAGTGCTTTTCTTATTGTTACTACAAACGGGATTGTTTACTTAGGTAATGGTAACTGGAGTACAGCGGGAACAGCAGAAATGCCTTCGGAACTTGATATAACTGACGCTTTACAAGGTGCCGTGGGCACCGTATCGGTGGTGACACCATGAGTTTTACATACGATCAGTTAAAAACAGCGATACAAGACTACGCAGAGAACGATGAAACGTCTTTTGTAAACAATTTGCCTGTGTTTATACGTCAGGCGGAGGAAAGAATACTCAAAAACGTGCAGTTGAGCCTGTTTCGCAAGAACGTCAGCGGCAATATGACGCAGGCAAACCAGTATTTGGCTTGTCCTAGTGACTTTTTAGCCCCGTTTTCGCTTTCTTTTGTAGATGCTAACAGCGACAAGACGTTTTTAGAGTTTAAGGACACTGATTTTGTACAATCCTTTAACCCAAACCCCGCAACGACGGGTAATCCGCGGTTTTACGCGGTATTTGACGTTGATAATTTTATTATCGGTCCTACTCCCGATGCAGCAAGGGCTGTGGAGTTACATTACTTCTATAGACCGGCTAGTTTAACGGCTGGAGCGGGAAGTGGTACAACTTGGTTAAGCGAAAACGCGCAGATGGCCATGCTTTATGGCAGCTTAATTGAAGCATATATCTATATGAAGGGTGAACAGGATATAATGGCTGCGTATGAAAAAAGATTTACAGAAGCGATGACCGGCATGAAAATGTTGGGTGAAAACAAAGAAGTAACCGATGATTATCGCACTGGTATGTTAGTGAGGCCGAAACAATGAGCTTCCCAGCATTAGAACTAGATATGAACCCTGACTTCAAGGTGGAAGTACACACCACCCAGAACCGGGGATTCACACCAGAGGAAATTGCAGAGAGATGCGCTAATAAAATAATATCTATTAGTGATTCTGCAAACCCTGCAATACAGGCACAAGCACACGCCTTTCGTCAACACATTGTAAAAGTTTTAGAATTTTACATGCGTGAAGCGATTAAAAGTGATAGAACAACCGTGTACAACGCAATTATTGATTCTGGTAATCAAGAACTTGCGGAACTAATTAGGAGACTGTAACCATGGCTTTCAGCGGAAACTTCATGTGTACATCGTTCAAGAAAGAGCTATTGTACGGTGTCCACGACTTTGATCTCTCTTCGGGAGATACTTTTAAAATTGCTCTTTACACCAACAGCGCCTCTTTCGATGCTACGACTACTGCGTACACTACCAGTAACGAAGTAAGTGGAACAGGTTACACTGCGGGTGGCGGGGCTTTGACTAACGTCGATCCTACTTCATCCGGAACTACGGCACTGACGGACTTTCAAGACGAAACGTTCTCAAATGCAACAATTACGGCACGTGGGGCATTGATATATAATACTACTCCCAATACTACGTCACTTTCGGTAACCAATCCGAGCGTTGTAGTTTTGGATTTCGGCGCGGACAAAACATCCACCGCAGGTGATTTTACGATTGTTTTTCCAACTGCTGATGCAAGTAACGCGATTATACGGATAGCGTAATGGCTGACGTAATCGTCCCAATAGGCGGCTGGGGCCGTTCAGGTTGGGGCGCAGGCCCGTGGTCCCAGAGTGGGCTACCACAAGCTGCGGGTTCTGTAGGTTCAGTAACGGTTGTGGCGGAAGCCAACGTTCCGGTTACAGGACTACAAGCAACAGGTAGTGTTGGCAGCGTAACAATTAACGCAGCCGCCAACGTATCTGTAACAGGGGTAGCTGGGACGGGCCAAGTAGGCAGTGTCACTACAACGGCAGACGCCAATGTTAACGTTACAGGTGTAGCGGGAACAGGGCAGGTCGGTTCGGTCAGCATAACTGCTGGTGCGAATGTCCCCGTCACCGGATTGGCCGGAACTGGAGCAGTAGGCTCCGTATCGGTCACCGCAGATGCAAACGTAAACGTTACGGGTGTGTCGGGAACAGGGGTCGTAGGCTCCGTAAGCGTCGAAGCTGGCGCAATTGTACCCGTCACAGGACTTGAGGCCACAGGGTCCGTTGGTTCAGTAACGATTGTTGCAAAAGCCAATGTTTTCCCAACAGGTCTTCAAGCTACTGGTCAGGTAGGCGACGCCACTGTAGATGGCGAAGCCAATGTACCGGTAACAGGCTTGTCTGCGACAGGCACCACTGGATCAGTTTCAGTAAGAACTGGTCAGACAATTAACGTTGGTGGTGTGAGTGGAACAGGTCAAGTCGGAAGTGTCACAGTAGAAAGTGATGCTGTAATAAATGTAATAGGAGTCAGCGCAACAGGTGGTGTCGGAAACGTACTGGTATACTCTAACATTGTCCCGGATCAAAATCCGGGTTATAGTGAGATAGATGTTAACCAGTCGCCGTCATGGTCGGAGGAAGAACCAACCCAGAGCGCAAATTGGACGCAAATAGCAGCGTGAGGATAAAATAGATGCCAAGTACCTATACAGTTAACCTCGGTATTGAAAAACCGGCCACTGGTGAGCAGTCGGGTACATGGGGTGATACTACAAACGTCAATTTCGATATTCTGGATCAAGCGATCAATGGCGCAGAGCGAGTTACGCTTACTAGCGCGGGTTCATCCGGATCACCAAATGCTTTAAATATCACTAACGGTGCGACCTCTGATGGGCGCAACAAGTGGATTGAATTTTACAGTTCAGGCGATCTTGGGGGTTCTGTATACGTTCAGTTAGTCCCAAATGACGCTGAAAAAATAGTTTTTGTTAGAAATAGTCTGGCAGGTAGCCGGTCTATTTTACTTTTCCAAGGCACATATAATTCTGGTCGGGACTTAGAAATACCGGCTGGCGTAGACATGGTAGTTAAGTTCGATGGTGGCGGCGCAAGTGCAGCTACTGTTACTGACGTTTATACCAACTTAAAAGTAACAGGCCTTGTCGCAGGTACTGCTGACATTAATGGCGGAACTGTTGACGGCACCGTTATTGGTGGCGCATCCGCAGCCGCTTTGACCGCTACTACTGTTGTTGCTAACACCAGCCTTAATATCGCAGGTGACGGTGCTACTGTAACCGGGATTAAAGACGAAGATAACATGGCGTCAAACAGCGCCACAAAACTAGCTACTCAGCAGTCTATTAAGGCTTATGTTGATAGCCAAGTTGGGACGGTTGACACTTTAGCCGAGATTTTGGCTAACGGTAATGAAACCGGCTCAAATGATATTGATGTAGATGGCGCTCAAAAAGTTGCTTTTCGTGATGCAGCTATTTACATCCACTCTAGTACAGACGGCCAACTAGACATTGTTGCTGACACTGAGATTCAGATTGCTGCTACTACAATTGACATTAATGGTGCGATTGTTGCCAGTGGCGACATTGCTGCGGCGTCGCTAGATATTTCCGGAAACGTTGATATTGACGGCACTTTAAACGTAGACGCTATCGACATTGACGGCGCGGTCCAACTAGATAACACACTTACCGTAGGTGTTGATGACACTGGTTATGATGTTAAGTTTTACGGAGCTACCGGTGGCGCTTACATGCTCTGGGATGAGTCAGCAGATGACTTGATTCTAGCAGGAGCGGCAGGGCTTGTTGTTGCGGGCAACGTAGACTTCAATGGCGATTTAGACGTAGACGGCACAACTAATTTAGACGCAACAAATGTTGTTGGTCAACTTGCCGTAACTGGTGGTATTTCAAGCACCACCCGCACTGACATAAGTACAGCCGCAGATGTTCCTGTTCTTAACGCAACTAACTTAGATAATAGTTCAGCGGTAGGTTTAAACATAACTTACCCAAATACCAACGTAGCGGGCGGTGATGGTCTGGCTATAGCCATCGGCATATCGGGTCGAGGCCGTTCTTACATCGCCAATAAAAACAATGACGCCAATTTAGATGCTTCTAATTTAGCTTTTTTTACAGAAAACGGTGGTGTTATTGGAGAAAGAGTTGTTATTGACCAAGCCGGCGGTTTTGGAGTAACTCCGATTGCCGGAGGCCACGCAGTCTTCAACGAAGGTGGTGTAGACGCTGACTTCCGCGTTGAGTCTGACAGCAACACTCATATGTTGTTTGTTGATGGTGGAAATAATCGGGTCGGCATAGGAGAAGCATCAAGTCCTTCCGCAACACTTCATGTTAATAGTGGGGCAAATAATGAAGTTATTAGATTAGAAAGTACAGATACAGAAGCGTTTATTCATCTTAAAGACTCTACAGGTTCCTCCTTTATTAAAGGAAGAGGTGATTTAAGGTTTGAAGTAGGCAGTGCTGATGTTGTTCAAATGCTCTCTACTGAAACAGTAATAAATACTTCAAGCAATGATTACGACTTCCGCGTTGAGTCTAACGGCAACACTCATATGCTGTTTGTTGATGGTGGTAATGATCGCGTTGGTATAGGCGTTGACGCTCCTTCAGATGTCTTTCAAGTGCATTCTGGTGCGGCAGGACGTTCAATATTCAGACATGCCTCTGGTGATGGTGGAGTGACAATTACAGGAACAGGTGCAGGTAGTGCGGCATCCTTAGTTTTTGGTAACAACTGGGACAATGACGCGGGTTCAAACTTTGTGGAGGAATACCGCCTGTTTATGGATGGTGCTGACGATAGCCTAAAGTTTAACTATAACGCTAATTCAAGCACAGCCTTGACCTTATCAAGTTCAGGTGCGGCTACGTTTAGTAGCAGTGTCACTGCAACGAAAGGAATATTTACTCAAGCTGGTGGAGATTTTGCTGCCGTATTTACTACACCTTTTGATTATGTTGCAAAATTTGAGTCAACAGATTCTGCGGCTTTTATTGTTTTAGAAGACGTCAATTCTACAGATAATGCGAACCGCATAGGTGCTGTTGGCGACAGTATACAAATTGAATCAGGCAACGTAGAAAACGCATTATTTACTAGCACAGCATCAGTCTTTAATGAAAATTCTGCGGACATGGACTTTCGCGTTGAGTCTGACAGCAACGCTTCTATGCTGTTTGTTGATGCAGGTAATAATCGCGTTGGGGTGGGTGTTGGCAGTCCACAACAAGCTCTTGATGTTAACGGTTACATAAAGTCAACACCGAACACCGCTGATACTAATTATTCAATGGAAATTGGCGCACGTTATGACTCAGCTTTTCCATTTTCTTTGGCTGTTAAGAACAACGGTACCCAGTTAAATTTTATAGAAGTTAAGGCTAATTCAGGAGGTGGTTCAGAAAGACTAATCTTTCCAAACGGTAATGTAAGTGTTGGGGA